GCGAGACCTATCTGGCCGGCTTTGCCGTTTTTGGGAAGGTGATTGCCGCCGAGGCCGCCATGGAGAAGTCCGATGCTTGACACGACTAGAGGCGCGTGGAGCGTGGGCTCATTTTTTCCCTTTGGATACAGGCTTCGAAGGATCCGGTTGCCCTTCGCTTGGCTCTGGAAGCCCTTGCGGCTGGGCAGGCCAACACGTTCACCAACGGGGGCAAGGTGATGGTCAGCGCATCCGTGGCCGGCAAATCATTCAGCTATCAGCTGCAGCCGGGCTTTAATCCCGCAGGCGTCACCCAGGTTGCGCTCAACTGCTGGAAGGCCGTAAAAGATTTTACCACATCAGCTCAAGTTGAGGACTTTCTGACCAAGTCCACCGGTTCCGTCAGCTACCCGCAGTTCACCGCCGAGGTTTACTGATATGGCAAGCTGGGGCAGCTGGTTTGGGCGGATCGCGCGGGCGGGTCAGCCCCAGCAATCGCAGCGCCGTTACATTTACGCCGCGCCGCAGGACACCAAGCTGGACGTGACCACGGCCAGCCGCCGGCAGGTGCTGGGCCTAGCGCGCTACATGTACTACAACGACCCCGTCGTTCGAGGCGCAATCGACTGCATCACCCGAAACTCCATCGGCCCGGGCATCAAATGCCAGGCCCGCACCTCCGACGAGGGCTGGAACGCCGCCACCGAGGAGTGGTTTCATAATTGGAGCCTGGCCTGCGACGTGCGCGGGCTGCTCGATTTCAACACGCTCCAGCAAGTGGCTTGCCGGACTATGCTACGCGACAACGAGCTTTTTATTATTTTAACCGACAACGGCGACGGCTGGCCGCAGCTCCAGCTTGTCGAAGCCCACCGGTGCGAGACGCCCGCTTACCTAGGTAGCGACAAGCGCATTTCCGACGGCGTCCGCATCAACGCCCAAGGCCGTCCGCTTTCCTACTACATCCGCACCGGCGACGGCGACAAGTACACCGAGGTGCAGGCCGCCGACGTGATTGTGCTGGCCGAGCGCGACCGCCCGGACGAGCTGCGCAGCATCTCCCGCCTCGTCTCCTGCCTCAACCTTTTGCAGGACCGCCAGGAGATCTTGGAATTTGAAACCGCCGGAGCCAAACGCGCCGGAGCCATCGGCCTCGCGCTGGAGGGGCAGGGAAGCACCGGATTCTTCGGGCCCGACAGCACCAGCGACGAGGGAATCACCACCGACAAGATCCTTGGCGGCGGCGCCATCTGGAACTTGCCCGCCGGCAAGACTCTCAAGGAAATCAAAAACGACCGCCCCGGGCCTAACCTGCAGGAGTTTATGGACCAGTTCCTTCGGGCCGCAGCGGCCGGGCTGGGGCTGCCTTATGAGTATATGTGGAAAGCAGACCTTTCCGGTCCGTCCCAGCGGTTCGTCCTTGCCCAAGCCCAGCGCCGGTTCGACGAGGTCAGCCAGGCCATTATCACCCAGCTCGTCTCCCGCGTCCGCCTCTGGGCCTTGGCCAAGGGCATCAAGCGCGGCGACCTTACCCCGCCCCGGGGGATGGACCGCTGGTGGGGCGCCGTCTATCACACGCCGAAACGCACCACGATCGACGCTGGGCGCGACAGTGCCGCGGACCGCGAGGACCTGAAGCTGGGCATCCGGACCTTGGCCGACATCGCCGCCGAACGGGGCGACGACTGGCAGGAGATCGTTGAGCAACGAATCGCCGAGCAGGTTTTCATCCGCGCCCGGGCCACCGAGGCCGGCGTGGATATGGCGGAAATCCAGAACACCGGGCAGAAGCCAGCTTCTCCCGCGCCCGTGACCCCTCCGTCCGCTCAGGCTCCGGCCGACCAGACCGAGGCCCCGGAAATGTCTGCCGCAACCGTCACGATCAACATGTCCGCCCCGGTGGAGATCTCTGAGCCCGTGGCTGTTTTGGATCCCGAGCCCGCCACGAAAACCGAGGCGTTTACCATGAAGGACGACCCGGATCTGGAGCTGTCCGACAAGGAACTGGACATGGTGGCTAAGGCCATTGGCCTAAAAAACAAGGCCGCCCGCAAAAAGAAAAGCTAGGGTTTTGACACGCGCGGCCAGCGCATGGCCGAAAAGAAATTTAAGGGCATCTCTGTAATCACCGCCGGTCCAGCCTTGGGCCATGATATGGTGATCGACGAAACCACGCTGGAGCAGGTGGTCGAACTGGGCAACGCCAACTCACCCGTCAAGGTGCTGGCCAATCACAGCAACGACGTCGGAGCCATCCTGGGCATGTTGGAAAACTTTCGGATCGACGGACCCCGCGTCCGCGCGGACCTAGAGCTTCTAGAAAATCACCCCCAGGCCGAATACTACGCCGAGCTCTTGGGCAAGCTGCCCGACCAACTTGGCTTCTCCATCAGCTTCTCCGGCATCCCCCGGATGGCCGAGGACGGCACCGTGCTGGCCGACGTGCGGGACCTATGGTCTGTGGACTTGGTAACGCGCGCCGCCGCAAACAAGTCCATCTATTCAGCCAAACCGGTTGACACTGCCAAAGTGGCCATGGTCAAAGAACCTTCGGTCGTAGAGACCAAGATTGAGGCAGCTGCCGAGGCGGCGCCCGCAGCCCCGGCGGCCCCGGTGGCAGTCTTCAACGCCGAGGAGGCCATCGCCGCCCTCGCCGCCAAGATCGAAACCCTTTCTAAACAATTCGCCGACCTGGTGACCGCCAAGCTGGAAGCCGCCGTCGTCGAAGCCGCTCCCGCGGACGAGGCCCCCGTGGCCGAGCCCGCCCCAGAGCCGGTGGCCGCGGAAGCCAAGGTCGAGCAGACCAAGGCCGAAGCGCCCGCCGACAACACGGCCGCCGCCCTCAAGGCGGAGCTGGCCACCCTCAAAATCGAGCTGGAGGCATCCCGCGGCACCAAGCCGCTGGAGACCGCCGCTCCGAAAAGTTTCTCGCGTGCCGAGCTGATCGCTCAGTTCAACACGGAAAAAGATCCCCACCGCGCCGCGGAGGTCTTCAAACAAATCAAGCTGGCGCGATAAACCACAAAGGACAAAAACACCATGGGAAACACACTCGGAACTACGTCCAATGGCAAAGTGGTCGCCCAGCGCGCCCTTGAGCTTTTGGTCGAACAGTACGGATTCGTCAGCCAGATCGTTGGCGACTACTCCGACGCAACCGCCCGCAAAGGCGACAGCATCACCACGCACGTCATCACCGTGCAGTCCGCCTCGGACTACAGCACAACGCAAGGCTACCTCGCCAGCGATGTGACGCAGACGGACGTGGCGATCACCCTGAACAAATTCAAGCACGTCAGCTACTCCATCAATGACGACGAGCGCACCAGCTCCTCCGTCAACCTGATCGAGCGCTTCGCCGAACAGGCCGCGCACGCGATCGGCAAGGCGATGGTGGACGACGTCCTCGCCCTGGTCACCACGCACTTCACCAGCACGCTGAGCATCAGCGCCGGTGCCGTGACGTTCGGTTCCATCGTGGACATCGCCTCCACCCTCAACACCAACAAGGTGCCCATGGGCGGCCGCTTCGCGGTCCTGTCCCCGGGCAACTACGCCAGCCTGTCCAAGGACACCGTCGTGGTGGCCAACGGCCAGCGTAACACCGACCTGGTCGGCTCCGCCGATCTCGGCCTGGTGCACGGAATCGCCATCAACGGCTATCCGTCGCTGCCTTCGGCCGTGTCGAAGGGCTTCGTGGGTCAGCGCGAGGCGCTCCTGGTGGCCACACGGCTTCCGGAAGTTCCCGCCAACGTGGCGATCCCCGGCGACATCACTAACGTCTCCGAGCCGAAAACTGGAATTTCTCTTCAACTCAGAGAGTTCTATGACATTGGGCTCGGGGCTCACCAGCGCACGCTGTCGCTGATCTACGGCTGTGCCCGTGGGTCGACCAGCTCACTGGTTCGTATCGTCTAAGTAGTTACTCCAACTGGTGGGCCGGCCGCATCGGGGGGTGCGGCCGGCCTTCCTCTCTAAAAAAGATGAATACCCCCCTAGTGTCTCTCGCCCTTATCGCCGGCCCGGCGGAGGGCGAGATTCTTTTTCGGCTCATCCAATCTGCGAAAGGGCTGTGGGACGAGGTCATCGTGGTGGCCGCCACCGGATCCCAGCAGCATGACGATCTCAAGAAAGCCCTGCAGGACGCCGCCGGCGAGGCCGGCACGTTTGCCGTCTATCACAACGCCCCGGAAAATTCCGGCTGGCCGCACATCGACAACTTTGCCGCCGCCCGCAACCAGGCGTTCAGCCTAGCCCAGGGCAAGTACGTCATCTGGGCGGACTGCGACGATCTGTTCCTAGGCAACCAAGCAGCACTGCACCGCGGCGTGATTGAGGAGCGGGACAAGCAGGCCGAGGGCTGGGACGTGCTGGTGACCCGGTACGACGTGCAGAACAGCGGCATGCGGGACAATCGCCGCGAGCGTGTGTTCCGCCGTAAGGCGGACGGCACCCTGCCGGCCCACTGGGAACGGGCCATTCACGAAAGGGTGAAGCCGGACGAGAAAGCGGCCGTGGGCTTGGCTGACGGCCTGTGCATCACCCATGTGCCCAAGACGAACAAGACGGGCAGCGGGGATCGCAACAAACGAATTTTGGCCAGCGAGACCGAAGGGGCCGGGATGAACTGGTACTACATCGCCATGGAGGATTTCCTGCGCGGCCAGTACCAGAAAGCCATCGGCCCGTGCCTACTGGCGCTGGAACACCCGGACGTGGGCGCCACAGAGCGATACCAGCTGCTGTGCATGGCGGGCGTGATGTGTGCCGCCCCGGACAAGAAGCGCAAATACTTTGGCCAAGCCATCACCCTGCATCCCACCCGCAAGGAAGCGCACGGCCATCTGGCCTGCCAGCTGATGGATGAGGGGAACCTGCATGAAGCCAGCCGCCTGCTGCAAGTGGTGGACAGCCTGCCGCGGCCCGCCGGCGTCATCTGGAACCTGGACGCCAAGTGGTACGGCCACCTGCCCAAGATGCTTTTGTCGCAATGCCTCCGGGCGGCCGGACAAAAAGAGGACGCGGATCGCTGCGAGAGGGAGGCGTTCCGTGCCGCGTGGGGCAAGATCACCGTCATTTACGCCGGAGAGCTGGCTCACTGCGTCCGGGCCCACAAGCTGTTCATGGACACCTCGGACAATCCGGCGGGGATCCAGCATCTGTTCATCACGCCTCCTTCGGAAGATCCGGGAGCCAAGCGGTTCAACATCGTCAAGGATGCCACCGAGGCAATCGAAAAGGCACTGGGCCATATTCTGCTGACCGTGAAGGCGGAGGCGGAGACGCTCATCCCGCCGCTGATGTGGGATGCGGCCCTGATCCATGACGGCACGCTGCCCGGCACGGCCCAGCGCCTGCCCGATCCCGTGGACAAAAAAAGCCGGGTCGTGATCGGCCTGACCACCACCCCAAAGCGGATCCACACTATTCTGCCCACGATCGAGAGCCTGCTGGCCCAGTCCATGCCGGCGGACGAGATCATCCTCTCCGTGCCCGAAAAGCTGGCCCGGACGGGCGAGCGGTTCCCGGAGATCCCGGCCGAGCTGCAAAAGCTGGCAGATGAAGGCAGGATCACCATCTACCGCAGCCGCGACCACGGCCCGGCGACCAAGTTTGTCGGAGCGGCCTGGGCGGCGGACGAGGCCGGGGCCCAGGACGATTTCGTCATCTGGTGCGACGACGACATCCTCTACAGCCCGCGGATGGTGCAGACGCTGGTGGAAAATTGTCCGGACAAGGCGGCGCTGGGCCTGTGCGGGTTTTTTATGACCGGGCCGAAAGGCTACGCCATCGCGCCCGACCACCTCGGCCACGCCGAGATCATCGAGGGCTTCGGCGCGATCGCCTGCCGGCTGAAGGATATGTGGCCGCTGATCGAGGGAGGCGAGTTTCCCAGCTGCACGCCCAAGGAGTTTGCCCAGCTGGACGACAAGGGCCGGGCACGTTTCATGGCGGACGATTTTGTGATGTCCTACCGCCTGCGGGAGCTAGGCACAAAAACCCTGGTCTGCGCCACGCCGGACTTCAACCGATCCAACGGCATCCGGATCCGACCGGAAGGGCTGGGCGAGGACGCCCTGCAAAACAACAAGGGGACCGGCGGAAACCTGGCGGCCTACAGTCTGCTGAAATCGTGAAAAAAACCCTGACGATCAGCGGCCATCGCCGCCCCGATTATTTTCAGCGGGTGCTTTCCTCGCTCTCGTTTTGCGAGGGCGTCAGCGAGTACGCCGTCACGGCCGTGCTGGATCCCAGCGAATGGACGGATCAGCTGGCAGAGATCGCCCGCGGGCACGGCATCACCGTGCACATTCCGGCGCACCATCTGGGCTGCGGGGCGACCATCCGGCACTGCCTGGCGCTGGGCTTTGAGGCGTCCGACTACCACATCCATCTAGAGGACGACACCGTCCCCAGCCCGGACGCGCTGCGCTGGTTTGAGTGGGCCGGCCGGCACGCCAGCCCGATGACGCTGACCGTCTCCGGCTACAACCAGCACGGCGGCGAGGCCGAGCCCAACATGGCCTACTTCAGAAACTGGTTCACGCCGTGGGGCTGGGCCACATGGCGGGAGCACTGGGAAAAATATCTTTTGCCTAGCTGGGACACCTCCTTCTGGGACGGTGGGGTGCAGCGGATCCGCGACAACCTGGGCATGGGGGAGATGTTTCCCCGCGTCAGCCGGATCCAAAACATCGGCGCCACCCGCGGTGCGTTTTGCCCATCGGAAGATTTTCACCGGGAAAACCACCACGCCACCCGCGTGGCCGGCCCGGAGGACAAAACGGAAAGGTGGATCCTCGCATGAACTACGCATTCCTCATCGCCTACCGGGCCCGGCCGCCCCAAGAGTTCCGCAAACAGGAGCTGGAGGCGCTGATCGAAAACATCCGGGCGGTCATGGCCAAGAACCCGCGCCACACCTACAAGATCTGGGTCGGCGAACAGGACGACGACCAGAAGTTCAACCGCGGCTGGCTGCTCAACGCCATTTTCAACGAGGCCGCGAGGGAGGACGAAAACGCCTGCTTTATCCACGTAAACACGGATTACCAGCTGCCCGTGGCCGAGCTTCCCGGCGAGCTAGAGGAGATGCCGGAAGGCTTTCTGGATCTGCATGGATACCCGCTGGCCTTGGGCGCGTTTTGCGCGTTTTCGGCCAAGGCGTACCGCGCCTGCAACGGATTTCCAAACGACCTGTGGGGCTGGGGCGGGGACGACTGGGCGATCTGGAAGCGGATCGAGCTGGCCGGCCTCAAGGTGGATCGTCCAGGGCACCTCTACAACCGCTGGATTGCGGAAGGCAAAGAGCACGTCCGCGACGAAAGCAACAACGCCGAGAACATCGCCAAGGCACTGGACGTGACGACGGCCAGCATGATGCAGAATGGCACCAACACGGCGGCCTACTGGATCAGCCGGTCCTCCAGCCCGGGCCTGCATGGGGACGTGCGCTGGCGCTCCTTCCAGCAGCCCAAACATTTTCTGGTCACCGGAGGGG